ATTAGATGTTGTATTACCTTCATTTTTATAAACATCTAATTTAGTCTTATCAATAAATGACAGTTCTTTATTTGTAAGTTTTCTATTTAATTTAGATATGTAAATTGGTGTTGGAAATATACCATTAATCGTTGCTTCCACTTTCCTTCCTTTCGTTTTTATTATCTATTCTTAATTTCCCAATTTATAATTGATTCATTCCAAGAATAATACTGATTATTTTCTAATTCTGTTGTTGGCATAGTAACTGGTGCTTCCCAATTACAAGTATCTTCATTTAATAACCAAGAGTTAAAAGGTTTAGGTGGAATAAAAGCATCTCTATCTTCATCATAAGTATATCCAATACCTGCATGATTTTTTCTTAAAGGTGTTCCATTATTATTATGTACTCCAGCATGAGTATTATAAGATGTTTGTTTCCAAATAGCCCAACCAGTTAATTTAGTTAAGAAATCAATACCTATTGATTCTTGTTCAATTCCATTAGCATCATGTAATACTTCATTAACTAATGATTGAACTTCAATCACTTTTCCATTTAATCCTATTTTTGCGAAACTAGCCATTATGCTGTGTAACTCCCACTTCCATTAAATTGCATTATTGTATTACTACCAGATGTTGTAACTGTTGGAGAACCTGTTGTAGTTGATGAATACTTTGCAGTTGGAACACTTAAAATCACAACTCCTTTTCCACCAGTACCACCTGCTGAACTAGCATTTCCACCACCTGCACCACCTCCAGTATTAGCAGTTCCGTTTAGAGTTCCAGAAGTAACAGTTCTACCTTGACCACCACCACCAGTTCCACCAAGACCACCAGTTCCTGAATCATAACAACCTCCTCCTCCTCCTGATCTTGTGACTGGTGTACCTGTTATAGAAGAAGCTGTACCTGCTCCTCCAGCACCTGCGATATTAAAAGCAGTAGCATTACCACCAACTGCACCTGCTCCTCCTCCTCCACCACCTGTACTTCCTGTGGGTTGACCTGCAGCATTACCTCCAGCATTACCTTGTGAAGGTGAAGTGTTTGGTGTGTTTCCTGCGCCACCAGTACCATTATTTGGACCACTTGAACCACCTCCACCGCCAGAACCACCAGCAGTACCATTTCCTCCACTATGAGCACCACCTAATCCACCACCAGCAGATGTTATTGTAGTTAAACCTGAACCTGAAATTGAAGAATCTGAACCTGAAGCATTAAGTGCACCACCATCACCTACTGTTACTGTAATTACTGTTCCCACACTAACTGTTTGAGTTGATGTTCTAAAACCACCAGCTCCTCCTCCCCCACCAGCAAAATTTGCAGCAGTTCTCCCTGCACCCCCTCCAGCTATTACTAAAAAATCTATTGAATAAGGTTCAGGTGATAAAGCATCTGTTCCTTCATTAATTCCTGATGTTGCTAACCAACCTTGTGTTGAATCTATATAAGTTAAAATTACTCCTTCTCTTTCACCTTTTAATTGTAAATTATCTGTTCCACCTTCTATTTTGTTTCCATTTGGATTAATCGTACATGCATTGGTATCAAAAGTTCCTGCATAATCTACTAATTGAACTTGTTGGCCCGCAGTTGGTGTTCCTGAAGGTAAGGTTACTGTACAAGCATTTGAAGTTGTATTTATAAAGTATGCTCTACCTGCTACAACAGTTATAGTACTTGTTGTAACAACTGATTGCCATGCAAGACCAGCGTCTGCAAAACTTAATACTCCAGAACCATTTGTAACTAATGCCTGTCCAGCAGAACCATCTGCATTTGGAAATTTAATTCCATCTAAATTTATTTTTCCAGACCCTTTTGGAGTGATTTTAAGATCAATATTAGTATCATCACCTGTTGCTGAAATTTCAGGGGCATTAGCTGTTGCAGCATTTGTAATTGTAAATTCGTTTACTGCACTTGCAGTTGTTGTAAATTTAATTTGTTCATTAACATTAGTGTCATTAATTTGAGTAATAATTGGAGTAGTATTTCCTGTTTCCACAATATTTGTTCCATCTGCAAATAATATTTTTGTAGATTTGTCTGCAGCTGCAAAAGTTACACCTGTTCCACCTGCTTGTTTAAATTCAACAGTAAAAGCACCTACTGTGCCATTAGCTACAATGTATGTTTTTTCAATACTTGTTGGAACTGTTACAACTTGATTACCTGTGATTGTTCCTGTTAATTTTATAACTGCATTTCTTGCATTAGAAATTGCACCATTAGACATTGTAAGAGCTGTTGTTTGAGCTCCCCCAGCAATAGAAATTGCTTCGTATCCACCGATTGCTTGTTGTAATAAATATAAGTTTGTATTTGTAATTTGACCCCATGTACCAGCGTTTTCGCCAGTTGCCATTATTGATAGCTTAAGATCTGAAGAATATATTGTAGCCATTTAATTCCTTATTTTGTTCTTATTAAAATATTTATCAGTTTTTGTCAATTAATACAACCTCTATATTATGCAGCCACTTCTGTCCAATTTACAGATTGACCAGTATTTACACCTGTATAATTTATTGATTGACCAGGATCAACTGGAGCCCAAGCCGTTACGTACAACTGTCCGGTTGCCCCTGTTAAGCTAAATCCAGTTACATTTATAGAAACATCTATTTTAGTAGATATTGAATTTAAAACTAGTGTTAAATTTTGACCAGTTACATCAACAGGGGTATTTAAATCTATAGATACAGAATTTAATGCTGTAGTTAATTGTTGACTTGTTACAAGAGCCGCAACTGCTATGTCTATATCTACAGTTCCATTAAAACTTAAAGTTAATTGTTGACCAGTTAAATTGGCATCAGGACCTGGATCTACTTCACCAAGTACTAATGTTAATAATTCACCTGTTAAAGAAGTACTTACATCTATTATTGGTGTGACTGAGTTTAAAGATGTAGTTAATTGTTGCCCTGTTAAAGTAAGATTTGCTGTTCCTGTAACAGTTACTGAATTTAAAGATGTATTTAATAATTGTCCGGTAACATTTGCAACATTTATTGTATCAATAGTTACAGTTCCTTGAAGAGTTGAAAGACCTACATTTGCTCCCCAACCAAATTGACCCCAACTATTTGATCCCCAAGTTGTAAGTGTTCCGGGAGCTGTTACTTGAACAGTAACATCATTTAAACCACCAAAGGTTCCTGCACTCCAACCTAATTCCCCCCAAGCTGAATTAGCCATGTAAGAAAACTCCTATTAAGAGATCCTGATAATAGCTGCTGAACTTGTAAAAGCTGGAAATTGAATTGTAAATGTTCCTGCTGTAGCTGTTTTATCGGTCGTAAAGTCTAACACTGCAACTGCAGAATTACTAAACGATGTATTATATATCAAACAACCTCTAGCAGTTAAAGTAACGTTTTGAAAAGATAAATCAGCGAAATCTGTAAAAGCAACTGTTGATACAAGAGATGTTCCAGAATTTACTAATGCTTTTCCACCTGTTGTGTAATTTGTTCCAGAAGAACTTACTTCACCACCTGTTGTGTAAGAAGTTGTAGCTGCACCTAATGTTGCAGTTGATACATAAAGAGCTAATTTAAATCTATCTCCAGTTCCCGCTGGTGTTGTAAAATCTTGATCACCATCTAATAGTTGTTTTTTAAAACTATTTGGTAACGCTTGTGTAATAGCCATACTTTTTATCCTTATTGTGGTTTACGAACTATACGAGGTTCTCCGTCAAGAAACTCATCAGTTCGTCTTCTTCCCATTTGTTCTAATGAGAATCCTTCAATAGCTTGCTTATATCTATTTTCATAATATTGCAACATATCTTGTGGACCCTTTAAGAACCCATATGCCTCAACTAGGCAAGCATATAATAAGCCATTGGGAAATTGCTGACTTAAATATGTATTAGCAGTAGTACTAGATAATCCAGTTGGTTTCAATATATAATTTATTTGAATTGTATATGCTTGATCCGGTGTTGGAGCTATAATAACCGTATCTTCATCCCAATTTGCATAATATTTAGGAATTCCTGTTGTATTGCTTTGATTATATTCATTAATAAATGTCATATCTCTAACATCTAAAAAAGATATGGTTCCATCTGTATTAAATACTTGTGCAGATCTAATAACTAATAAATCATCTGGTGTATTAAAATATTTTTGAGTTACAATAACAGAAGAGGTTGCATATTTCCTATTATTATCAGAATCTACATCTCTTAATATTCTAAACTCTGCATTTTCAATAAATCCATTAATAATAGTTGAAGTAAATACATTAGAATCTACCTCTGTATAATCTCTAATTTTTGTAACTAATTCTGAATATGTCATATTAAGCCTGTAAAGTTACTGGTCCTGCAGAACATTGTGCCCCGCCGCCAGCTATATTTCCTGTTGTTGCCGTACTTGTACTTAAAAAATAAAAATAATTTAAAGTATCACTTACAATACCAGATGAATCTATTTTTCCAACTGTAATAGTAAATCCATTAGAATTTGAAATATCTGTAACATTATCAAAGGATGGAACATCATCAAAGGAATCTTCCCTAGAAGGTGTGCCTACAATGTTGACTTGCGGCGGGCCCCTAAATCTTACGATATTGCCAGTTGATCTTCCATGATCTTCTGAATAAACATTTATATAAGTAGAACCTGCGTACTTAGTTGTTGAAAAAGGATTTAAAGTTAAAACTACAATTACTGGTGGTTCAATCCTGTCTGGATGTGCATATTGTAAACCTTGTGGATCAGTTGTTGTTGGTTTTGGTTCTAACTGAGGTTGCTTTGCTTCATATTCAGAAACATGTACCCATGAACCATTCCATTCTTGAACCATTTCTTGATATGGAAATCTACAACCAGAACGGTCAGAGATCATATAAGAATATTTTCCTCTTGATAGATTAGACATTTGGATAATAAGTTTTTGGAGTTATAAATGAACTTGAAGAAGATCCATCAGTTTCTAATGCTCTCTTTAATTCATCTTCGTATAATAATTTTAATCCTTCTACTCTTTGTGGAGCAAGTTTAAGTGCTACATAATAAGCAAGTCCCGCGCACATGCATGGAACAAATCTATATGGAACATCTGTTGCATTTGT